CAAGTATTTTGTCTCTCAAGGGTTGCAAGTTCATTTTGCATCCTTTGCGGGGCGACCACGTTTCTTAGGAGAAAAAGCACCCGCCTCTAGGACGGGTGTAACATCCTCCTCAGGGACGATGGCAACTAACTCAAATTCACCGCACCACTCTGTGTAGTGTCGGTTTTGGAAAGTGGGGTAGCGTCTGCATTGCCCCATTTGACCTATGTCATTGAAGTAAACACAAGCCTTACAATTCAGACCAGACATTTCAAATCCTTATCATTTGTGATGTTTAGAAGCCCACTCAGTCGTGCATGACTGTTTGGGTTTCGCTTTTTAGCGGTACTCTGCTTTTGTTTTAGTGTAGCAAATACCGTCGGTTTTACCCGTATTAAATTGCTTGTCAGCGCCCATCTTATCTTCCTTACCCATAGCAACGCCACCACGCATTTTTTCCATGCGCTCGCCTGTACGGTCAGAAGATGCAGCGCCCTTTGGGGGTGTTGCGCCTGTTGTGCTTTTAGCCATTGTTGTATCCATTTTACCCATGATTTTTCCTTGCAAAGAATTTATGGTTTTGACTTTATGTCCAATATGGCACAATGTCAACCACCATTTTAACAGGATTTGTCATGGCTACAAACTTTGTCATCACCGCTTCTAAAACAAAAACTCCAAAAGAGCCTATGCACTACGAAAAGGTTTCCGAGCATCGTGCGGAAATGTCTCGCATTAAGGCCGTAGAGCAAGAACTAAAGCGCCATGAGGCTCAAGGCTTGGACAAGGCTCACAAGGGTAAGTGAGGCTTTGGCACTTCGGTAGGCCAACGCTCACCAAGTGCCTCAATCGTTGCGATGTGGGCTTTTAACCACATTTCTTTGCGCTCATCTTTGGATAGATGCGCCCCTTGGTCTATTTCGTAATGGCATTTAAGGCACAAAGCGGCTACTAAGTTGTCATCCGCTTTGATTCCCTTACCCTTGCCCCCACCCCAATTGCTATGAGCCGCCTGAACGCCATTGTCCATGCCACAACTTTGACAAGAGAGAGCCGCCACTAGTTTCAGCAGCTTTTGACTCCTCACATACTGATGTTTCAGATATTGCATATTCTTTGGTTTGGTACTTGTGACCGTTTAAGCATTGACGTTTTCTAAGGATAAATTCTGGGTTTGCCCTGGTATCTAAAACTTTGTTACCACGGGTTTTGCAAACTGGACACATCATGTCTCTATTCCTTTGTCTGCCATCCAGCACAAAAGCCACTCAATAAATTCTGAGCCTTCCTCAACGGTAAATTTATGGCTTTGCAACCCCAGCTGCACAACCCTTTCACCATCTAGGCTTGGGGCAACTTTGCCAATCTTTCGGTTTGTCTCATGCGCCCATTGGTCAATCAACAATCTTTTCCAATCGTCTGATGACCAGGCAGACCCTGCCGTTTTCATTTGTTTGGCAACCAAATCAATCAAACTGTGAAACATTGCGTTTTGGTCAGAACTGCGTGTGGCTTTTTTAACTTCCAGGCGCAGCTGCTTGCCCGCCTGGAGTGTTTCTTTGATCTTGGGCCACAAGTCTTTTAGGACGGTGTGGGCTTGTTGGCTGTTATGCAGGGTGTAAATCATGGCTTAAACCCAAAAAAGTAAGCAACCAATGCCCAATGGACAATCAGTATTAAACATAAAAGGGCGTAAACAACTTTATTGCTCATGCTTGCCTCACCATAACTTCAACCTTTGCCACTTCCCCGTAAACTTTTGTGGCGTGAATTGATGTGATTTGCGAATCCGATAAAAAGACAATTTTGTCCATGCCATCGCATATTGCTTTAACCACGTTATCTAAATCGGGCTTTTTTGTGTGTTTTTCAACATCGCTTAAACAAGCCTCTGTGCGTTTTTTTGAATATGAGGCGGGAACGGGAAAGGTAACGTAAATAAACGCCTCTAATGCCCCTTCTAAGGCTTCTGAAGCACCCATTGCCGCTTTTGCCATCATTCCAACTTCGGTTTCATAGGTTTTTGTCTTTTCAGGGGTGTAAGCAACGGGGAATTTCCCTCTGGTTGAAAACCTTGGTCTGCCTTTGGCTACGGGATGCCCGTAAACAGTAAACATAATAGAAATCATTTTTTATTTTTCAAATCGTTCATGCGTTTGCGTAACTCATCAGCAGCTGCCTGGCCTCGCTTCTTGGCAATGTCCGCTATTACTTGTTGAAACCAGTAATGGGCCTCGCCCCTGCCTTCCTCTAAAGATTTCTTTTTGAATCGCCTGATCCATTCCATTGCTTCCGATTGCCTCATAGTCTCCCGTAAGTTCAAGCGCTCTTGTAATGACAAAGTGGCTAAATTGTTGGCCTTCTCTAACCCGATCAAGGATTTTGTGGGCTTCATAGTGATTCATAATTTTGATAACCATTGTTCATACACCTGGTTAGCAATTTGAGCAGTCATAACTGGTGGAACGCTCATGCCAATCATGTAATGTGGTTTTTGTCCACAAAAGTCATAATCCTGTGGATATGTACAAATGCTACAAGCCTCTTGTTTGCTTGTGTATTTGGGTGCATCAAACAAAACAAGGCTATCTTCGTGTGATGTCAATGTGTAAGCCACTTTATTTTTATACAAATAAGTTTGGCTGAAATAGGCTTGTTTACCCGTTATGCGAACGCTTCCAGACAACATATCACCATCACCAAACTCCCTTGCATCCCATATTTTTGTCATGTTTTCGCTTAGATTTCGTCCTTCACAATCTTGAATTTCTCCAAATAAAATCGGTTTTTCTTTAAATTCAAGGCGAAACTTAGGTGCAAGCGTAAACATATCGATGGATTCTAAAAATGGGTCTGCCAAGTCTTTACGCATGGCAACAAAGAAAACACGTTCACGTTTTTGAGGAACGCCCATTGTTGAAGCATCTAAAAGCCAATGCTGAACGATGTATCCGGCAGCATCAAATGCTTCATAAATTTTTGATACATAAGCCCTAGCTTCACCTAACAACAAGCCTTTTACATTTTCAGCAATAACTACTTTTGGTTGAAGTTTTTTAGCTAAATCAATAAAGTCAAAAAACAATGTATCTAAAACTTGTTCAGCTTGGCCTTCACGAAATTTCTTTTCTTTTCCCCAATCAGCTTCTCGGCTACCTGCCATTGAAAAACTTGAGCAAGGCGGCGAACCATCAAGAATGTCTAAATCGTAAAGTTCTTTAGGTAAATCATCACGCAATTTAAATTGTTGTATAGGTTCAAGAAAAGCATATTTAGGGTTGTGGTTGGTTTTATAGGCTTGAATCATCTTTGGATCAATTTCATTGCAACCAAGAACATCAAATCCGGCAAGTTTGTAGCCCATAGTTGAACCACCACCACACGCAAAGCATGAAAAAACTTTGCCTTTATCTTTTGTAAAATTGGCCTCTGCCAATGTCCATTTATATGGAAATTTATGTGTCATGCTTTACCCCTTAATGCTGCCATCTTTGCCAAAACTTCTAAAGATGGGGGAACGGCTTTTTTGTCATCAGCCCTAATCTTTTCCAATGCGGCATCAGGCTTGTTATTCATTGGAACTGTAAGCCTCACAACGTCATAAGGGTTTTGTTTGGGTGCGTTAGTGCTTCTAACCCAATTGCGCCAGGTTGCAAACCAATCTAACTTCACACCCTTTTGACCTGCTTGTGCAATCCAATAATCTTTAAATTGGTCAAATGTTTTTGTTGGGTTAAGTTCAGGTCTTGTTTGTTGGCAAAATTCTTGCCATTCTTTTGGAAAACTAAAATCAGAAGCGAGGCGTTTGCCGAGTATCTTCTTTTGGTTATTGGTTATTGGTTTATGGTTTATGGTTGCTATTGGGGTAGCATTAGGGGGGCTAATAGCCTCCCCATTGGGGGGTGTTGCCCACCTCTTAGCTGCCCCACGTTTACCAGCTATTGAAAACTCTTTGTATTGCTTAATTTCCTTGTCAGCCCTTGGGTTTACAAAGCCTTCAGGTGTGGATAAGAAGAATTCGTTTAACACTGTCATCACATCTTCTTCATGGTCACGCATCCCAATTTGACGGGCAATATCCCTATGCTTTATTGGTTGCTCATGTAGAAAATAGAAATCAAGCAAGCGCCTATAAGCCAAATCTTCCAACAAAGAAAGATGGTGTGTGTGACTTTTATAGTCACCAATATGGAACTGGTAATAGTGCATAACTCGCCTTTTCACCCCCTTAAAAGAAACTGCGGCAGGAGAGGGAGGAACTCTTTTCGGAACGGGGATCAATCCATTCCTAGCCGTGTTTCAAACAATCTTAATCCAAAAACCAATCTGGACGCAACAACTTTAATTGCCAAACCCTTGCTTGTGGCACAGTTTTCCATTGAGAAATAGCCGCTTGGCTGATGCCTAATAATTTGCCTAGCTCACTCTGTGAGCCAGCTAATGCAATAAACTTATCTTTATTCATAAGACAAATTATACACAAATTTGCATAAAAGCAACATTAGGGTTTATCCCTACAAAATAATTGTTGACTCATGTATAAGTTGCCTTATAATTCACCCATGCCCTGAACTTCTTGGGGTCTTTTAAGGAAACAAAATGACAAATGCAACAACTTTTGAAGTCCCATCAAAACAAACAAAATTTGGCAACATTGTTCGCCACCCTGTTGGTGTCTTTAGTCGCACTAATCCTTTATGGACAGGCACAGGCAATAGTGGCAAGAAATTTTTAATTTCTACAAATGGTACTTGGTATTCCACTTACAACAACTCCAAGAAAATTTCTCTTGGTTACAAGTTAGATGAAGTTTCTAAAGCATTAGAGCAACTGTAAAAATATTTTTATTAAGTGTTGACATTTCTTTATAAGATAACTTATACTTAAACCATGCCCTACTTTTGGGGTCTATTTAGGAGAAATCAAATGAGCAAAAATGAAAAAATCTTTAATGCAATTCAAAAAGCAATTAGCAATGGATCATGTGAATGGTCTGACATTGTTCAATCTGTTGAAGATGCAAAAATCCCTGTAAAAAATTGGATGGAAGTTCGTGGTGTTCTTCAATGGATGCGTAACGAAAAAATTATTGTTCGTGTAAAAGATGTTCATAAAGAACAATACATTGTTGTTTAAGGAAATCAAAATGCAAGATGGATTACAAATTTTTTGGATTGCAAAACGCAAATTTTGCGTTCATGTTCACACTCTTCGTCATTTACCTAATAACTTTCAATGTGTATCTGTAACAGAAGAACGCAGATTGAATGGGATGGCTTGGGATGGTAGTAAATCATGGTTTCGCAATGTTTCCAAAGACATGAAACAACAAGCAATTAACCAATACAAATTGTTAACTTCATTTGATGTTTAAGGAAACCAAATGATTGACTACAAACTCCACTATTATTTTGATGACGTTGTGTCTTATGACAATGGCACAACGCTTGAAAACGTCAAAGTCGGCTATGACTACTACCCACCTGAAATCAATATGCCGCATGACCATAACTCAGCGGAAATTTACGATGTGTTTGTTTTTAATTTAAAGGGTGATGACATTTCTTGTGATCTGCCCTTGTCTGAATTTGAACACGTTGTGTCAGAGGCCAAGATTCACCACGCTCGTATGTTGAAAGAACAAAATGAAATCTAAGATTATTCAAACACTTATTGAGTGGACGCTTGCCATCATCATCTTTGGCGGCATTGGCGTACTTTTAGCCTGGAGGGGATAAATGAACACACGATTTCTTAAACAAGTAAGACGCATATTTTCACGGTATGACGCACCGCCTGAAGTTATCCGTTCTTATCAACGCCAATGGGTGCGCTCTGTGCGCCAGCTTGGTAATAAATGGTTAGTCGCTAAACAAATTGAAAGGATCGAATCATGAAAAATTTAGCAACCGCATTGGTCAAGGCTCAAAAGGCTTTTGGCCCTGCTTTAAAGTCCTCTACAAACCCGCATTTCAAGTCACGCTATGCTGACCTATCCGCTTGCGTTGAAGCTGTCCTAGACGCTTTAAACAACAACGGCATTGCCTTAGTGCAGAAATCTTATGACTGTGAAAATGGCGTGATGGTTGAAACCATGTTTGTCCATGAGTCAGGCGAAATGATGGAATGCGGCATTCTGCATTTCCCCGCAAGCAAAGCAGACCCACAAGGCCACATGAGCGCTTTGACCTATGCCCGCAGAGGATCGCTGATGGCAGCTTGCGGGATAGCCCCTGAAGATGATGATGGCAACGCAGCCAGCCGCAGAACCGTGATTACTTCAACAATTGACGAAAACGCCCTTGTAGACCATTTAGCGGCTATTGAGGCATCTACCGATCAAGACAGTCTGAAAAACGCCTACAAAGCTGCTTATGCCGCTTGTAACGGTGATTCTGATTGGCAGAAGAAAGTTATTGCAGCCAAAGACAAAGCAAAGGGGAAATTATGATTGAAATGATTGAACAAGGCTCAGACCAATGGTTTGCAGCACGAATTGGCAAAGTCACCGCATCTCGTGTGGCTGATGTACTTGCCAAGACCAAAACGGGTTATTCAACAACTCGGGACAACTACATGGCGCAGCTGGTGTGCGAACGCCTGACGGGTCAAAAGGGCGACAGTTTCACAAATGCTGCCATGCAACATGGAACTGAAACAGAACCGTTAGCCCGTATATCGTATGAAGTCGCCCAAAACGTATTAGTCGATGAAGTAGGGTTTGTTCCCCATCCATCCATCATTATGGCGGGCGCTTCCCCTGATGGCCTGGTTGGTGAAGATGGCCTGTTGGAAATCAAATGCCCTAACACCGCCACGCACATTGAGACTTTGCTTAGTCAAACTGTGCCAGGCAAATACAACACCCAGATGCAATTCCAAATGGCTTGCACAGGGCGCAGCTGGTGTGACTTTGTGTCTTTTGACAACCGTCTACCCGCAGAACTTCAGTTGTTTGTTAAACGTGTCCCACGGGACAATATGTATATCAGGCTAATGGAAGAAGAAATTGTCAAATTCTTAAATGAACTTGATATAAAAATTGCTCAACTTATGGAAATTAAAAATGTCTAAACTTTACGAAATTACCGTTGTATCTGGTAAATACAAAAACAAAGACGGTGTGGAAAAATCCCGTTATCAAAACATTGGATCAGTTCTTGAAACCAAAAACGGCCCAATGTTAAAGCTAGACAACATTCCTTTGATGGAGGGCGGCTGGTCAGGCTGGGCTTACCTAAACACGCCAAAGCCAAAAGAAGATCAAGGCTTTCCAAAGGATGATGGGGAAGACATACCCTTTTAAAATGATATACTTGAGGCATACATTTTTAAAGGAATTTTATGAAAGTATGCCGTGATTGTTATGTTGAACAACCTTTGTCTGAGTTTTACAAACATGGAAAAATGCAAGATGGGCATCTTAATAAATGCAAATTTTGCGTTAAAAAACGTGTAACTAAACGCAGAAATGACAACATAGATGAAATGCAAGAATATGAACGCAAAAGGTCAATGCTTCCTCATCGTGTTCAATCAAGAAAAGAATCTGCAAAAAAATATGCTCAAACAGAAGCTGGCAAAGAAGCAAAACGAAAAGCAATGAAACTATATTTTGAGCGATACCCACTAAAAAGGGCTGCTCATATTATTGTTGGCAATGCACTTCGGGATGGCCGTTTAACAAAACAATTTGAATGTTCAGTTTGCAATTCAAATAAAAAAATTGAAGCACATCACAATGACTACACAAAACCATTTGATGTTAGATGGTTGTGTGAAAAATGTCATAAGAATTGGCATAAAACAAATATGCCAATTTACAGTTAACGGGGGGAAAGCCATGCAATTTTGCTTGCGGACGAATGGTTAGTACCCCCACCCATTAGGAACAATCATGGACTACAAAAAAATGTTTGACAGAATATTTCCCGAATTTCCACGGGTCAGGGCTAACGATCCCGTAACCTCATTTGAGGCAGCAGAGTCAATTAAAGACGCTGTTTCCCAACATCACCAGGTCATTTTGGATTGCTTACAAAAACACGGTGCTTTGGGCAAAGACGGGATTTCAGCCCGTACAAACTTAGATGGTAATCAGGTAGCCAGGCGCTTAAACGAAATGAAAGTCATTGGGCTTATCCAATTGACAGGCAACACGGTTAAATCCAATTCAGGCAGAAATGAAAGAGAATGGCAATGTATCCACTCGGATTAAATGGTAATCAGCCTGTTCACAAATTAAAAACTTGTAATAAATGCGATGAAATTAAACCACCTGAAGGCGGCATTGACATGGGCCACAAATGGATTTGCCAAACTTGTTGGATTCTTAGAACCACAGGGCGGCATCAAAGGGACAAGCAAACCCTGCCCACCTTGTAATGGTAACTGTAACCAAGGAAGGAACTGCCCAAATGACCAAAGACGATCTAATTAGTTTGCTACGCATGACAGGCGCTCAAGAGAACTCTATAGAGGCCGTATGCGCTGCTTACGATGCGGGTTGGAACGATGCCCTTGACGATTACGCAAAACGCATAGAGCCGCTGCCTTTTGGCAAAGTCACAATTGACAGCTTTAGTATTTTTATCAAAGACGCTAAGAAATAAGGGCGCACTCGGCTTTTCTGCGTTTCAGTAAGCCTGGCAACACTTTGCCGCCCCCTTTTGTCCACAGCATCAATTGCTCTTTAGCGCCCTCCCAATCCCCTGCGTTTATCTTACGCTTGAGGGTTGAAGTTTGGAGTCGCCCATTTCCAAGGTTATAAACAAAGTCCACAATGGCGTTACATTTGCGTTCATCAGTTGCAAGGATGGGGCATTGCCGCAACACGCCTGGCAAGTAAGTATGTTCCAGTTCTATCATCAACAGCGCCCTTGCGGTAGGCTCATCCATAGGCGCATCTTCCAAGGTCACTTTGCGCCCGTCAGAATAGTAAGTTGACCCGTAGCCAATCGTTGCAATCCCCGCAGGGCATAGGTAGGGCTTAGACCTAAACCCCTCAAACTGGCGACACAGAGCAGCAGCCAGTTCTAAGTTCATATACCCCTCTTAGACAATGTACGGTCAAGAAACCAATAATTAATTGTTCCTGAAAGCAAAGCAGAAAAGTCAGGGGTCATCATGGTTTTAAACACTTCCACAGCTGGCGCACCATTTAACCAGGCGTTGTAGGCAAACCAAACATGGATAAATGACCACACAAACAAAACCCAATAAGTCACCATAGGGCGCACAGAGGCCGACAGGGAGGCAACCCATCCACCCGCTGCTTTAACCATTTCGGCCTGTTGAACAATGGCGTTGTTAAAGGCATCCATCACGCCCACATCAATGGCGGCTTCCCGTTGTGCGCCAATTTCAGCTAATTTCTGCTGACCACGCTGGGCTTCCAAGTCGCATTGGAACTTAAACATATTAAGTTCGTGCTGACGCTCATTCTTTTTATCAAGCCACTTTAAGACTTCGGGGGCCATCCTAAAAATGCCGCCAAAAATAGAACCCAACAAACCACCGCTTAAAACTTCAAACATGATCAATCCTCCGACATATCAGTTGCAGCCAGGTTAATGCGGGTCTTTAATGCCGCAATATCTTCAGGCTTATCTTTAAATCCAATGGCTACATATCCCGCAAACTTACCCATATCGGGAGGGATAGAGCCTCTACACATAAACTTAACACCTTGCTTAACACCCCACTCACCCACTTTAGATGACGGTTTAAATTCCTCACAAAGAATCTCACCATTAAGCATGGCAACCATTGCACCATTGCGGTCTGATGACGCATTAAACAATGAAGTAATAGAACCTTCAATAGATTTTTCCCGTGAGCCATCAGCATTTAAGGCCAAAACCGTTGTGCGGCTATTGGTTGATAAATTGGCTTTGTGAACCAAAAGAACAATTCCATCCACATCTTTAAGCAAACTACGGGCAGGGGCAAGCAAGTTTTCCTGTTTAGCCAACTGAGGCATTTTGTCCTGAGTAGTAATTGCGTGAAGAATGACCTGGCGGGAATCCCAAGCAAAGTACCCAGCAAAGAATAAGAACGACAACAGAATGACCGTAAATAGCTTAAAAGGGTTATCTACCCACTCAATCAGGCCAATGACTTTACCAAGGGCGCTGTCGTCTTTCTTGGCCTCTGGCTTGGCAGCAGCTGGCGCAGCCAAAGACACATTGATTGTTTGTTCTGCTTTGGGTCTAGGTGTACGCCTTTTAACGGGCGCTACTTTGGCAGGGGCTTTTTTTGTAACCATGTTTAAACCAATATGTCTATTTTGCGGTTTGTAAAAATTTCTAAATTAAGTTGATTTCGTTCTGCTTTTTTAACATACAACTCAAACTCAAGATTATCAATTTTGTCCTTGACTTTTTTCATTTTTAAGGCTTGTTTGTATTCTTCTTCAAGTCGTTCAGCCCTGCGTTCTAGCGCATCAGTTTTGTTTGGGTAGCCCTCTGGCTGCACCATTGGATACCACTTGTGTATTGGAGGAATCATTTTTCACGCTCTTGTGCCTCTTTGTACCCGTGAATAACTGCTGCTCTTAACCAGGTGCTATCCGCTGACCCAGCCCATTCTGATAAATTGTTCCACATAACAATATAGTCTGAAGCCTTGCAATGTTTGGCATTGTTCTCAAGCCAAGCCAACATCTTAAAATGGCGCTCTGTAGGGTCATGGACGGTGTAACCAATTCCATAGAATTCCCTAACGTGACAGCCATTCTTGGCTACCGCACCTACTAGCCCAAAAAGTAATAACAGAATGAGCCAACGCATTCATTTACTTTGACCAATAGTGTGAAATGTAACCAAAGATTGAGGAAACGCCTGACACTAAAGCCATGCCCATCCAAAAGCCGCCACGCCCTTTGTTGGCTAATTCAATCAACGTATCTAGTTGGGCTTCCATTTTGTCAATTTTGGCTTCCATAGATTCAACTTTTTGCCAAAGAACCCCGTATTTGACCAAATCAATTTCAGCCATATCAACTCTTTTGGATAAACGCAAGCGCATAGTAAAGCGGCAAGTTTGTGCCGCCTGAACCCGTTACGGCTGACGTAAAGCCGCCTGTATTGCCCACAGCGTAAGTATTACCCGCACCCACCACAAACCGATCACGCAAGTCTGGTGTGCCGTTTTGACCATCGCAAAGATAGTAGCCCGCAGGGATTGAACCAATAGAGCCTGACCACATCACAATCGCACCTGATGGAATTGGGGTGACAGCTGCGCTAGTTCCCAAGATGCCATAAAGGTTGTCGTAAGTGGCAATCTGCACATTTCCTGAGTCTGTCAAAACAAACTTGTAAGAAAAGCCTTCAGTTAGCCAAATTTCTTGTGGAGGCCGACCGCTTGTCCCCAACTGGATAGGATTGGTGTTGGCAATCGTTCCCGCTGAAGTAGTGTAAGTGGTTAGCGGAGTGCTTGAACCCGCTTGGTAGGTATAGATATACCCACCGTTTAAGGGAATGCCTGTGTTGGTAAAGAATTGAAAACCGTTACCAATGGGTGCAAGATTGACTGCCATGTTTATTTTCCTAAGTCTGAAAGTTTAGTGCCAGCGCCAGGCTTTAAAGATTCTTTTGTTTGCTTTATTGCGGCTCTGTTTGCCAAGGCTTCACGGGTCATTGTGCCAATAGGAACAACGCCAAATCCTGCCACATTAGCGGCTTTTTCTAAACCGCCTTTAGCCATCTCTTTAGCACCCGCCACAAATGTGTTGGATTGGTTTACATAACTTCCACGGGGTTGTGCTTGGGTATATCTAGCCACATTACCCAAAGCCCGTAATTGTTGGGCAGTCTCACCGTCAACTAATTCTAGCAATCTAGGATCAAGTTGTTTAAGCGCTTTGTTATATCCCGCTTGGCTGAAGTTACCGTTATCATTTATGACACCAGCTTTATCTTTAAGATAATTAACAACAGCCGCAGACACGGCTTGATGGCCTTCTGAACCTTTGCCTAGTTGTGCCGTCAGCGCTTCTAAATCACGCTTGTTGCCACCAATAATGTATTTGGCAATAAACTTATCGGGTACTGCATCATTGACCGCAGCATCATAAGCGGGGTCTTTTTTCAGCATATCAAACCTAGCTTTAGCCGCACTTCTAGCTTCGTTTGCCAAGGGCTTGAGGGCTTCAGCTTCACCAGACAAAGGTAGTTCTTCCAAAGCCGTGCGAACAATACTAGAGGCGGTTTTAGCGTTGCCATCACCTGAACGCTCTGCTTTACGCATCTCTGCTGCCAAGTTAGTCCTCATGGCCTCAAAGTTTTCAAACGTCATTGTCTCGCCATTTTTGTAGCGTTCTAATTGTTTGGCAATAGCGGGGGGCAAGAAATCTGTTTTAAGGTCTTTGCCCAACATTTTTTCAGCATTGACGGCAAATTGTTTTCCATCAATAGGAAAGTCACCGCCAGCGGCATCTTTGAGCGCTTTGTATTTGGCAGAAATGTCAGCAGTTCTTGTGTCGTCAAGTGCTTTGTAAGCATTGATTACAGTTTCAGCATTTTCAATGTAGTTTGTGCCATATACATCAGGGGCGGCTTTGTCCCTAATAGCGTTCATGTTCTCAATCAATTTACCATTTTGCTCATTAAAACGATTAGCCAAATCAGGGTTTTTTCCCCTCATGTTCATTTCGTCAGATAGCAAATTTATATCTTGTGTAGCTTGACCACGGGTCAAACGCACAGGCACAGGCAATGTATCAGCCTCAACATGGCGCTCAAGGGCGGGCATATTAAGCTGATTGATTGGTGTAGATCGTATTTCGTTTTGCAGTTCAGGGCTTACTTTGGAAAGCATAGCGTTGACTGTAGCTTGATCAGTTGTAGCCGCAGCGCCCGCACTTTGCAAACCACCTTTGGCTTGAAACTGTTGTTGCATTTGCGCTTCTGCGGGAGTGCGAATTTCACGCCCCCATTGGCTTAAAGTTTCAGCACCTTTAACAAACGGTTTAGCAGCAATAGCTAAAGGTTTGGCGGCTAAAGCTGGTGCGGCTAATGTTGCCGTTCCCATCATGTTTTGCACATCAGGAAGTGGCAAGCCTGTTTTTTGGGCAATCCACTCAGCGCCTTTATTGATGTTCTCACCAATGAAGTCCATGATTTGTCGTGATGCTTCAGCTTTGTAAGCGGGGGATTCAGTCACACCAAAAGTTTTACCAAATGGTTTTTCTAATGCACTTGTGACAGCTTGACCATATTCTTGCGCTTTTTCAGGCGTTGTAAATGGACGGGATGCCGCTTGAACAACTTGGCCAGTCATAGGCAAAACACCGCCAACGGTAGTGTCAGCCAATGACGCAAGACTAGCGCCAAAATCTTTTTTGCCTTCTAGCAATTTGTTGTAGAACTGAGCCGCTAAAGGAAGTTCTGCTTTCTTTTCAGCTTTCTTTTCCTCTTGCGTTTTTCCTGTGGGCGTTGTTTCCCACAGATCAGCTAAGGTTTGACCAGATGCTTGTTGAGTTTGTTGAGTTTGCTGAACAGGCTGAACCTTGCCGCCCATTTCACGGGTTAAAGAATCAATGTCTCTTTGCGCTCTAGGATCGCCTGATTGCAAACGTTGCTGTGCTTTGGTCATCTCGTCTTGCAAGATAGCCATGCGGTCAACCTGACGGTTTTGTGCCGTTGCGGGGGCGGCATCCCAAAGTTCAGCAAGACTAGCCATTATTTAATAATCCCCAACATTTTTGCTTGCTGAATTTTTCTACTCATGTCGGCAATATCTTGTTTAGACATTGATGCTTTGAGTTTTGCCACCTGTTCAGGGGTCATTTCTTGGAAAATTCTAGGGTCAGCAAATTGATTAAACAATTGTGATTTCTCTTGATACTTTACAGGATCATTGCGGAATTGTCCTAAATACTCTGCACGTTTTTCTTTTAATCTTTCCACACCAATCATTTGGTCTGAAACTTCTTTAATAGCCTGTAAAGTCATTTTGCCGCTTGGGTTGGCAATTTCAGCCATAGCCCTAGCCGCATCAGTATTACCGCCCGCCAATGCCAACAATCGAGTGTTCTTAGCCAACTCGTCTGTGGCGGTATTTTCAGCCGTGTAAGCGTCAATACCCGCTGCGTTCAGAATACCCGCTGCCAACTTCTTACGCTCTGCACCAACGCCCGTAAAGCCTTCTGGTGCAATCTTTTTAATGTTTTGAAAGATGGCAATTCTAGGTTGTGCTTCTTTAGAGGCGTTATAAGTATCTTCCCAATCTTTATTGGCAATTCCTGTATTAGCACCAATTGTGCTTGCTATTTGTGGTGCAAGACCAGTAACCATTGGTGATTGTTGTTTAGTAGCCGCAGATGGGGGAATGTAAGTTGTTCCAACAGGCAAACCGTAAGGATTTCCTTCTACGGCTACTTGCGGTTGGCCTGGCCCAATTGTCAAAGGCTCTGACCGACCCGTCATGCTTATGCTTGGGGGCTGTCCTGTTGGACTCATTGGTGTGGTAAGAGTTTCTTTTAACTCGCTACCCGTATTGGTCAAACCAACTTTAGGCGCAAATTCTTGACGTTGTTGTGGGATAGACAACAAAGATGCAGACTCAGCCATTAAATCTTTTGTAATGTTTGGGCCAGCTTGGGCTTTCTTTAGCAAATCAATTCGTGCATTGATCATGCGTTCTAATGACGGGTTGTCAGGATTGTTTTTAATCAATCCTTCATACACTTTAATTATTTGTTTTGGATCGTTAACGCCCATCAATCCTAGTGAATGATCTGTGTTACCAATAATAGTTCGTTCAGTTTGCGTCAATGCTTGCTTGGCACTAGCCGCTTCTGTTTGGCTTTTGTGCAATCCACTCAATGAACTAATAACGTCAGCGCCTGTCAACGGGGCAATCTTTGGAATGACCGAATTGATCTTGTCCATGTCAATGCGACCATTTGTCTGCCAATTAGATGGGTTGCTTGTGAACTCTTGAAGTCTTAAACGCTCATTGTTTTTTTGGTTTAAAACTTGATTTTCAATTTGAGCCTTTTCTAAGGTCAAAGGATTCATTTGTCTTGCTTGCTCAACTTCTTGTTGTGCTTTTTGCAAAGCCAAAGGATTTAACTGCTGCGCTTGTTGGAAGTTTTGAATTCCACCCGCCAGGTTGACCATTTCCCCAAGACTTGTGGTCTGGGGTTTGGCGTAATTTACGTTCATTGAAAAGTCAGCCATGATTTGTCCTTATGTCGCTTTAAGCATAGAGCCAAGTAATGCAGTATTGCCAAGGTTGCTCAAAAGGGCTGCATTGTTTGCGCCTGTTTGTGTGGCGTTGCTTGCCAAAGCGCCACCGATACCAGTTGCAAGATTGGCTGTGTTCAAACCGTAAGCATTTGCTGCGCCAATACCTTGACCGTAACCTTGAGTCAAATTGCCACCGTAGTTGGATGCCAATGAACCAAGGTTAGAACCGTAGTTTGCACCCAGGTTAGCCAATTGACCAGCTGAAGTGCTGCCAATTTTAGCCATGTCTGACAAATTGCTATAAATGTTTTGGCGCTGCGTATTGAAGTTGTTAAACGCATTTTGATATGCGTTGCCAGCATAGTCTTGGGTGTAACGTTGCAGACCTTGCAGCGCATTACCGCCCAAAGCACCACCACTCATGTTGCCAGCACGCTGGTTAGCCATCTGGCCTTGAGCCAATTGGAATGCGTAATTAGGCGCTAAGTTAGCGTTAAGGTCAGCATTCGTAAATTGACGATTGAAATAATCTGCATTTGCGCCCAAACCTGAAGCGCCCTGGCTTCCAATGCTTTGATAAGGTTGCTGATAGCCAACTTGTTGAGCATATAAATCATACAAATTGCCAGATGTGTTTTTGTAGATATTGGCTAAATCTGTGCGGTTAGCAGTACCTAGATTTTGAGCATTCAAATAAGCATTTGCCAGGTTAGAGCCAGCTTGTGTGCCGTATTGGTTAATCAGGTTTCTAGCATCAGTAATTCCAGCCTGGTTAGCCGCAGCGCCCAAACCGCTACCAAGCGCAGACAAACCCAAGCCTGTTGCAAGGCTAGTGCCTAAAGCAG